GACGCCCTGGAAATGCTCGAAGCTGGCTTCAAGGGACGCGAAAGCCCGCTTCTCTTCGTGATCACAAACAGCGGGAAGAACAAGGTCACGCCGTGCGGCGATATGCATGATTACGCCTATTCGGTCGCGACAGGCACCTTCGACGAAAGCGACCAGGACGCCGCCGACCGCTTCTTCAGCTATATTTCGATGCTGGATCGGGACGACGATCCATTCGCCGACGAAGCTTGCTGGCCGAAGGCGAACCCGTCGCTGGGTCATACGATCAAGAACTCATATCTTCGCGGGCGGGTGAACGCGGCGCGGGCGCAACCGTCGAAACAGAACGACGTTCTTCGCCTGAACTTCTGTCGCTGGACCGATAGCGACACGGCCTGGATGACGCACGACGTCTATCAGCGGCTTCTGACGAAGGAAGACCTTCGCGCCAAGTGCGCCGGAATGCAGGCTTATGCGGCGTCCGACCTGTCGTTCACGACCGACTTAACCGCGAACGCGACCGTCATCCCGTACCATGTCGGCGAGGCGGTTCACTATTGGGCCTTCGTAGATTTTTGGAAACCGAGAGAAGGGCTTCAGGCGTCAATCGACAAGGACAAGGTTCGATATGATCATTGGGCCGATGTCGGCGACCTTCACTTGACTGAAGGGAAGGTGATCCAGCTGGGGCCGATCGCGGATCATTATCGATGGCTTCAGGCGAACTTCGACCTTCAGGCGATCGCCTATGACCGATACAGGCACAAAGAACTTGAACGGGTCTTGCGCGAGCGCGGCTATGAACCGCCGCTTATCGAACATCCGCAGGGCTTCCGGCGCCAGATGATGACCGACCCGAACACGCACAAGAAGGTCGACAATCCGCTATGGATGCCGGGCAGCTGTCAGGAACTTGAAAACGCCTTCGTCGAAGGCCGGATCACGATCCAGTATAATCGCGTGCTGAACTGGAACGTATCGTCAGCCGTGGTGCGTCACAACACGGCGGGAACGGGCGACTGGCATTTCGACAAACACAAAGCAACCGCCAGAATAGATGGTCTTGTCGCCCTGGCGATGGCTGTCGGCGCTGCGAAGGCCGGTGTGACCGGTGAAGTGGTGTCGGACCCGTGGGAAGACGCAGAATTTAGCCTGGTGGATTGACCGAATGAATATTTTGACACGCATCGGCCTGGGGCAGCGCAGCGAGAAGCGCGACGACATGCCGGATAATGTGACCGACGCCACGCTAGGCTGGCTTGACCGCATGTCGGCAGGGATGGGCCGATCTTCGACCGGGATCGTCGTCAAGGTCGACAACGCGCTGACAGTTCCGGCCGTCTTCGCGGCGGTCAACTTCCTGTCGGGAACCATGTCGTCGCTTCCGCTTCACGTATATCGGAAGAAGAGCGGCGGCGCGGAACGGGTAAACGGCGCGATGTCCGACATGCTAGGCAAGGCTGCGAACGACGAAATGACGTCTTTCGACTTCCGGAATTTCCTTTTCGGTCAGGTCTTTTCCGAAGGGCGCGGGCTGGCCTATATTGAGCGCAACGCGGCCGGAAATCCGGTCAATCTCTTCCCGATGGCGGCAAGCGCGACGTCGGTCAAGATGGACCGAAATCTTCACAAGACATATCATTACACGGTTCCAGGCACGAACAAGACTGTCGTTTATGACGCCGAAAATGTCATCGACATCCCCTTCATGCTGAAGTCGGATCAGATCACGCACATTAGCCCGATCACGAAGAACGCCGAAGCGATCGGCCTGTCGATCGGCGCAATGCGATATGGCGCGAAGGTCTTCAATAACGGGGGCCTTCCGCCCTTGATCATGGAAGGTGCCTTCAAGTCGCAAGAGACGGCCGAACGCGCAAGCTTCGACCTGACGAAGTCGATCGCGAAGGCTTACAAACAAGGTCGCCAGGCGCTTGCTATGCCGATCGGTTACACGGTCAAGCCGCTCGGCTTCAATCCGTCCGAAATGCAGCTAGTCGAATTGCAACGCTGGTGTGTTGAACAGATCGCGCGGATTTATTCGCTTCCGCCGACCTTCCTTCAAGACCTTTCGCACGGCACGAAATCGACCGCTGAACAAGAAGACCTTCACTTCGTGAAGCACACGCTGAACCGCTGGATCAATCAGGTTGAACAGGAATTGAACCTGAAGCTGATCGGCCGTGGCAGGAAGGCGACTTATATCAAGTTCAACGTCGACGGCCTGCTTCGCGGTGACTATCGAACCCGCATGGAAGGCAACGCGAAGGCGATCTCGACCGGACAGCTGACGCCGAACGAGGCGCGCGCGCTGGACAATCGCGAGGCGCTAACGGGCGGCGATGAACTCTACATTCAGGGCGCGAACATGCCGCTGAAGACGCAGAAAGACGCGGTCGCAGGTTCGGTAACGCCGAAGGCTGATAACGGCAGCGGTGGCGATCCGAATGAGTGAGCCGGACCCGCATCGCTTCGAAGAGTTCAACGTCGATCATAGGGCGGTGGAAGTCGAAAGCCTGGTCCGCCGGATCGTGTCAGAACGTGAGCGCCGGATCACCGCCGAGTTTCCCGCCTGGCGTCAGGTCCAGCTGATCGCAGCCGGGGTCGTCCTGATGTTCGACAAGACACTGACGAGCGACGAACTCCGCGTCGTCGAAACCGACGCGACAGCCCTAAAGTCGTTTGTGCAATGCGTGACCAGGAACCGACTTGCGGCCGATCTGCTGATCAAATCAGTTCGGAAGCCGGGCGCGGACCTTGGCAAGATAAACCCGACGGCAAAAGGCTGGTGGCAATATGAACAAAGAACGTGAATTTCGCGGGCTGACCGTCCCGCTGGAAATCCGCACCGAAGACGGCGACGCGAACCCGAAGGTCGAAGGTTACGCTTCCGTCTTCGGACAAGAAGCCGTCATCGGCGACTATTTCCGCGAAGTCTTCGTCGCCGGATGCTTCCGCGAAAGCCTGAAGAACAGCGACGACGTCGTCTTCCTGGTGAACCATGACGGCTTGCCGCTCGCCAGGACGCGGGCCGGAACGCTGAAGCTGAAGGAAGATAAGCGCGGCTTGCATATCTCGGCTGAACTGGACGGCACCGACCCCGACGTCGCGCGGATCGTCCCGAAGATGAAGCGCGGGGATCTCGACAAGATGTCGATCGCCTTCCTTCCGACCGTTCAGGAATGGGAAGACCGCGAAAACGAAGACCTTCCGCTTCGCAAGATCACTGAAGCCCGCTTGTTCGATGTCTCTATCGTGACGAACCCGGCTTACGACGGGACCGAAATCGGCCTTCGCGCCTTGGAAGATTATCGGTCGCAATTAGGTGTCCCGCCATATGTGCGGAAACTCCGAATGAAGATGAAACAGGGCCTAACGGCTCGCCGCACATAGACAAGGGAAAATAAGACTATGTCGAAGCAACAGATCAAAGACCTTCGCGACAAGAACACGGCGACGCTTGCGTCCGCCCGTTCGCTTCTCGCTGATATCAAGGACGATACACCGGCCGAACGCGCCGCCGAACTGGAAACCCAGCACGACGCAGCGATGTCTGAATATGACAAGCGTTCGGTTCAAATCGATCGCCTGGTCAAGATGGAAGAAGCCGAAGGCCGAGAAGCCGGGAACCGCGACGTCGACACACGCAGTCGCCGGCCGCACCCTGGCACACCTGACGCCCGTTCAGACGACGACGCGACGCCAGAATATCGCGACGTCTTCCGCAAGGCTATTCAGTTCGGCATGGCAGAACTGTCAGGCGACGAACGTCAGGTCTTCCGCGCGCACCAGCGTGGCCTTGATCCTGAAGAGCGCGCGCTTGCAGGCGGCACCGGTTCGACCGGCGGTTACCTGATCCCGCAGGACATGGCGCCGACGATCGACAAAGCTATGGCGATCTGGGGACCGATGATGGACGGCGAGAACGTCGCGACGCACATCACGACGGCGACTGGCAACACGATTACAATGCCGACCCTTGACTATACCGCGAAGCGCGGTGACCTGAAGGCTGAAGGCGCCGCCGCGCTTGACGACGCTTCTAAAGATCCGGCGATCGGTCAGAAGACACTCGGCGCGTATCTGTATTCTTCAGGCATTGTTCGCGTGTCGATCGAACTTCTTCAGGATAGCAATTGGGACATGGAAACCCTGCTGAACGAACTGTTCGGCGAGAGCCTTGGCCGCACCTGCAACAGCGTTCTGACGCTGGGTGACGGTTCCAGCAAGCCGAACGGCATTCTGAACTTTGCCACATCCGGCAAAACGTCCGCCGCGACGACAGCGATCGCGTCCGATGAATTGTTCGACGTCTTCCATTCGGTCAATCCGGCTTACCGGTCTTCCCCGAAGTGTCTCTGGCAGTTTAACGACACGACGCTTGCGACGATCCGCAAGATGAAGGACGGCCAAGACAATTATCTCTGGCAGGAAGCGAACATTCGTTCGGGTGAACCTGGCACACTTCTTGGCAAACCTTACCGCGTCAATCAGGACATGCCGGACATCGCAGAGAGCGCGACGCCAATCCTCTTCGGCGATCACTCGAAGTATTTTGTTCGCAAGGTCACGGGCCTGAAAATGGTTCGCTTCGACGAAAAGTTCATGAACGAACTCGAAGTCGGCTTCATGGCCTATCAGCGTATCGACGGCGAAGGCACGAACAACGCCGCGATCAAGAAATTGACGATGCTCGCCGCTTAAGGCCGGGCGATGACCTGGGGCGGCGGGCTTCGGCTCGCCGCTCCTTTCTCTAAAAAGGGGCAAGACATGGAAATTCGCATTATCAAGAATTGCGGCGGCGCTGGCTTCGCATACTCGAAGAAGAGCGGCGTCGTGATCGTTCCGGACGATCGCGGCCGTGATCTGATCCGCGCGGGCTACGCGGTCGACGCGAAGGAAGCGAAAGCCGAAGCCGCCAGGACTGAAAAGACCGTTAAGCGGACCCCGAAGAAAGAAACGGCGACCAAATAAGATGCGAACACTTCGACCCGTTGTGAAAGTCGTTCCGGAAGTCTCGCCGGCCGTCGCGGTCGCGCTGGCTGACGTGAAGTCACATCTTCGCGTTTCATGGAGTGACGAAGACGGCGAGATCGAAGCTTATATCGCCGCGGCGCTCGCATTGATTGATGGGCCTTCGGGCTGGCTTGGCCGGGCTCTGATTTCGCAGGACTGGCAACATGTTTGCGGCGGGCCTGATTTCGGCCGCGTATGGCTGACAGGCGAACCGACCGAAATCGTTTCAATCTCATATCTCGACACTGACGAAGCGTCGCAGACGCTCACACCGTCCGACTTTCGCATTCACACCGACGGCTTCGGATGGGCCGTGACGCCTAAGACGGGCGTTAGCTGGCCAAGCTTCGCCGATCGGTCCGACGCCATGACGATCGTTTACACGACCGGCTTCGCGGATGCCGCCGCCGTCCCCGCGCCGATCAAACAAGCGGTTTCACTTCTTGTCGGACATTGGTTCAAAGAACGCGAGGCGGCAACAGCTGTCAGCCTGAAGGAAATGCCGTTCGCTGTTTCGGCGCTTCTCGAAAATTATAAGATCGGCTTCACGGCATGAGGGCCGGCGAGGCGCGCGACCTGGTGCGGTTCGAACGCAAGGGCGCGGTGACAGGCGGATACGTCAAGACGTCCGCCGCCTGGTCAACCCTCGCGACTGTTGCGGCGAAGATCGAAGCCGACAAGATCGGCAAGGAAGAGGTGATCGGCGACAAGGTTCGCGGCGTCTCAGACTTCAAGATCACCGTTCGCGATTGCGCAGCGCTCGCGAGCCTTACGACATCCGATCGGGCGATCAATGCCAGGTCGGGCGTCATATACGATCTTCGCCACGTCGACAGGCAAACAGGCCGGGCTGACGTGATCATAAGCGCCGACGCTGGCACACCGACGGAAGGGGGCTGATATGCCTTTCATAATTTTTGACAAGCCTTTCAGCTTTACCCCTGAAGCCGACCGTCGAATATCGGTCAATTATGCGGCGGGGAAGTCTTACAATGTGACGCGCGAGTGCGCGACGAAGGCGACGGCGCAAGGCGTCAGATACAGACTAGCCCAGAAGGATGGTGACGAAGATCATGGAGATATCAGCACAAACGAAGGGCATGGACCGACTGAAGGCGAGAGCGGCGAGAATGCCGAAATCGGTCCGGCGCCGGATGACGGAAGCAGCGAAGCGGAACGCGATAGTTTTGAGGGACGCGGCTATTCGTGACGCGCCTCGCGACAGCGGCGAACTTGAAGACACGATCAAATATTACCCCGACCGCAATTCGGCGGGCCTGATCTGGCGTGTCGTCGCGGGCGTTAAGGCGTCATCCGGCTTTTATGCCCGATATGTCGAGTTTGGAACGGTCGATCAGCCCGCGCACCCTTTCTTCTTCGTGAACTATCGCATTCTCAGGCCGCGCTTTAAGTCACGCATGGCGCGGGCGATGCGTAAGGGGATCAAGGAAGCATGAT